GTGCCCGCACAGATTCACACATCAACACCATCAACTGGCCCACTTAACTAAGGAAAGACATGATCGAGAAAGAAGACTTCACGCGACTGTACAAACCATTCTTCCAGCTTCACCCGTTCAAGAAGCGCGACTGGCCGGACGGGTTGGGCGAAGTGCATTACAAGGCATTTTGTCGTGACAGCCCTGCGCTAATGCAAGAAGCGATGGGTTTGTTGGTGGAGAAGCTAGACCACTTCCCCACACCTAAAGACATACGGTCGCAGATCACCGCACTCAGTACATCAAAGAGTGAGGGCAACGAAGGCAAGACCAACGGCACCAGTGTCAGCGAGGAAATCGGGTGTCGCTACCTCGAGCACAAACATGGCGTCGAATACAACGGCAAGCCAGTGCCGTGCCCTGACCCCCTCCCGTCGTGGATAAAGCAGGAGGTTGACCGGGTTGATGACATGCTCGGCCCGCAGTTCCCCATTAAATCTAAGCTAGGAAACGTAGGCTTTGCCATTGTCCAAAAGGAAAACAGATGAACGACGCACTCAAAGAATTCTTAGCCAACGGTGGTGAGATCCAGCAGCTACCATCGAACGTGCCACGCGACTTGAACGTCTGCCTGAACTGTAAGAACCTATTCCCGACAGCGGAGATGACCAAGGGTAGCCAGCGCCGATGCAAGAAGTGCCACGAGAGACACACGAACTTCAAGACGAGCCGGTAGACTTGTTCTATAAAGCCATCAAAGCGCAGGAAAGACTGCAGCGTGAGTACCTTGACTACAGGCTAGCCAACGTCAGCGCCCCATTCAGTGAGGCAACAAAGCGGCAGATATGGGAATGGCAACGTCAAGGGAAAACCACACGGTGGATTGCGGACGAACTGAAGGTAACACGCTACAAGATTCACCTGCTGGTTAAGCGCACATCGTGGCCTGCGCCGACGAACCTAGCCTAAAACAATATCGAGGCGAACCAGACAGCCACGAAGATACCGGCGATCATAGCTGCCACGCAAACCACACTCCCGAGCAGCGGCTTCATATCTGGAAGATCAGCCAGATAGCGAGCATGATAGCGATGGGGATGAGGCCAACAGAGACAGCGATGACAATGGCTAGCTGGGTTAGCTCTTTCTTCCTGCGCTTTCTAGCCAACTCCAACTGGCGGATCTCAGCAGCCCTAGCCTTGCGAGCCTCGGCCATTGCCTTCATCGCATCGTCCCACAACTGACCGTTGCCCGAATAAAGGAATGCCTCGCGCACTTGTGCTAACGCATCGTCAGCTTCCTTCTTCGCTAACTGCGCTTTGACAGCATCGGCTGCGCTAAGTGTCTTGGTGTTTTGTAGCCTTTGTAGATCGTGCTGACCCTCGGCTAGTGCGGATAGGTAGCCACTGATCTGGCTAAGGTCTTGGGTTGCTTGAGCCGTTTTGTTTAGAGCAGAGGCGGCCATGTTCAGGCCACTAATGATAGCCCCTAGCTCAAGAACCATTCCTTAGTAAACCCATAACACAGGTTCTGTCTCGCGCATATCAACGTGAACGAATGTCTTGGCTACGCCTATGCCTCGGAATCCAAGGTAAAACGCCTGCTTCACTAACTGCCTACGTTCCACGCCGTTAGCTACTGCGATGTCACAAGCAATACCCTGTGCATGGGTACCCGGCTTTGACTTCTTAGCCTCTAAACTATGACGGGGAGAGCGGTATCCAGACGTGATGTACAGCGGCCTACCAACAGCAGAGCGTAGCTCGTCAACCTTTCGGATCAGGTCACTACTGACATTATTCTCGCCGGTCTCTTGGCAGTCGAAGTCTTCACGCTTGAAGTAGAGATAGTCCATCACTTCTTGACCTTGTTCATTATTCCTATCGCACCCCTCACACCGAAGGATGCAGCGATGATTACGGACAACCCGTACTGGTACCACTGAGGCATGGTCGCTAGAACTGCGAAGCCCTCGCGGACATACGGTACAGCCGAGGGGACGAATGCTAAAACTAATGGGATGGAAAACAGGATGGTGATCCACTCGTCTTTCCAGCTAGTGTTGCTAGCCCTAGCCATAGCGGTTTCCCAGTCAGCCGCGCTCTTGGATTGGTTGATCATTACCGCAGCCTCAGCCTCAGCCTTTGCTTTGGTCTTGGCAACCTTGCCCTCGATCCACGTTCTACCGAGATCAGCAATCGGCCCTATGGCATTGAAGAAGCTCACTTGTCTGCCTTCTCGTCCAGCTTGAGCATGATCCTATTGAACATGTCTCGTAGTTCAGCCATGTCCACGCGATAGTCATCGCGGCGTACATAGGTCTCGGTCGATCTACGCTCCATGTCGTACAGTTCCCCGCGCGTACCTTGTAGCATGTCCCAGAAAATCTTCATAAAGAACCCCGCCAATAGCATCAGCCCACCAAGAACTACATCGAAGGCCGTGTTCATATCCATTACGATGTATACGCCTTGACCTTCTTGACCTTGCGCTTCTTCATCATGTTGTCGTACAAGCCCTTCTTGGGCTTCTTCATTCCACCATAAGCCATTATGTGAATCTCCTAGTTTTACTTGCTACATCCTTTGGTTGGGATGCGTACTGCTCACCTCGCCTCGTAGCCTTTCGCTTGGCCCTAGTTGTCCTAGCGTACTCAGCCGCCGTTAACTTCTTGATTGCAGACTCGGGCAAGTACCGCTCGCCGGTAGCCTGCGGCCCTTGAGTTGATGGCTTTCCAGACTTGGTGCGCCACTTCTGCTTGCCCCAATCTAATAGGGACTTCTGCGACTTCTTAATCTCGATACCCTCCACCCTTGGCTTTGTATTCACGGGCTAACATCTGTGCTTTACGCGCCGACCATTGCCCCGGATTACCGCCCTTGCCACCAGCCTTGATGCGGTCAAACAGATTCTTCCGCATAGTTGGCTTCGTGTAGTTTCCAGCCTCGTTAACTCTGCTCACCACTTCGTCCTGTTAGCCCAATATGCCGCAGACATCTTGCCCTTGCGGATGTTCCTTGCGTGTCTCGCCTTGAACGATGCACGTCTGTTTCTTGCTGACTCAGACTCACCCTCACGAGCGGGGGAGCCGCTTACACCTTGCTGACCGTAACGGATGGTCTTGACCTTATCACCCTCTTTAGCCACAACGACGTGCGACTTGGTTGGATGCTTCGGTGTCCGCTTTGGTTTGTTGTAACCAGACACACCTATCCTATCAAGAAGACTCTCACTCATTGTTCAGCGCGATCTTGTTCAGGATCTTGTACGCCGTGATTGCCCACGGCTTATCCTGTGGTGCAGTCGTTGTCGCACAGATGACCGACGCTATCGCTATAGCAGCCGTCACTATGTTAAAGGCTAGTATTATGTATTCCATTGTTAATGCTCCATTTCTACCCATTGACCGTTCTCTTCATCCCACTCGTGGAAGCCCTCGTCAGGATAAGGTACTGGCGCTTCCCACAAACAAGTGTCTTCGTTCAGTGTCCAACTAGGGTATGGCCGTGGAGCAATAAAGGCATCGCGCTCCTCGTCATATGTATAGCCAATCCCCGCGTAGTTTTTCCGAAAAGGAGTGCCTCCGCTAGAGTGAACGCCACCGCGTGTGTTGTAACTAGTACGCTTTGCTCCGTAGTACGACTCCCAATCGGTGCCGCCTTCGCCCTCATCTTTACCAACAAAGACCTGAGTGACTATGTTATTGCTATCTAAGATTGCGTAATGCGCCATAGTGTTTATCCAAAGGTTACTGTGTCAGATGGGCCAGCGGCAGTTATTTGAGTTACGTTATTACCAGAGTGAGTTGATGAGGTGTGAGAAACTCCTGCGGAAAATGTCGCTGTCAAAGACGTTGGGTAAATCAAAAGTATGATTCCCGAGCCGCCACTTGCCCCAGTACCGGTTGTGCCACCACCACCACCACCAGTGTTTGCCCCTCCAGCTATTGGCGAAGTAAATGAATTTCCTCCATTACCCCCTCCACCGCTTTGGTATACGCCGCCTCCAAAGCCAAACGTGTTACTTTGGTAAGAGCCACCACCACCACCCTCGCCATATTTCCTAGAAAGTCCTGATGCGCTTATTGCCGTCCCAGTACCACCATTACCAGCAGCGTAACCGCTGCCAGTTACTCCAGAGCTTGCTGTTCCGCCACCGCCGCCTGCTCCGTACCCCGGCCCTACGTTTGATCCGTCACCACCATTATATCCTTGTCTTGGAGGCCCGGATATTCCAGAGCCACCTCCTCCACCATAAAAGCCAGCTCCCCCTCCACATCCTCCATAGCCTACTCCGGATCCCTCGAAGTTCGGCCCATAGCTGCCGCCGCCGCCACCCGTAGACGTAATTGCAGCGAAAGTAGAGTTAGACCCACTATTGCCTACATTGTTGCTGCTTCCATGAAAACCAGCTCCCCCTGCTCCAACTGTTACTGAGTAAGCGGTCTTTGTAAAATACGTCGAGGTGTCTGTCGCCGTAAGTAATCCGCCACCACCTCCCCCGCCAACAGGGTTGCCCTGCCCGCCGCTACCGCCACCGGCTTGCACAGCGTAAGTAAGAGAGAATACAGCAGGGCCACTTTCACCCCCAGCACCTACAGCTTTACCTACGGAAAACGCGCTTACGTTAGCACTTAGCATTTAGACCACCATTGCATGGATGCCGGTGGCAGTAGTCCCTGTACTGAGGACTCGCTTCACCGAGCAGATCAGATAGAAATTATCAGGTACAGCCACAGTCCGAGTCACACCGTCTTTAGTGTGGAACGAGACGTTACCCTCACCTGTAATGTATAGACCGATGGCAATGTTACCAGTGCCTACGTTGTCTGACCCGTCTGCCGGTGTAACCGGAACCATGTCGTAGACGCTACCGTTTAACTGACCGTCTACACCTCTGAATGGATTACCCATCTTGAACCTCTCTAAATTGTGATTTCTGCAACAGACCCAAGTTGAACTTGGTTACCGTCGCTTTGCGTTATAACCGCGCTAATGCCGAGCGGTTGTCCTGACTTGATGAACAGCGTGTCACCTACCGACAGCAGGCTAGATGCGGCACCGAAGTAGTTAGCCTCACTAGCCACCTCACTCGGGGTGCTATCAGTCGTGTATTCCCATGTGACCCTGCCGTCAGCAGAGCCACCAATAGGACGTAGATCTTCCTGTGAAAAACTCATAGTCAGTCCTTATTCAAAAATGAAGTTGCCGCCGACCTTCTCTAGCGCAAACCAGAAGCTGCCAGCAGTAGAGCCAACGGGCGTAGCCACAAGATTCCCTGACGATACAGTAAATGTAAACGAGGGGTGGTTAGCGGCAGATCCTGACACCAATCCTAGCTTGGCAATCTCAACAACTTGCTCACCAGCTACGGCAGTCTTGCTAATCAGCAGCTTGTAGATGGCCGAGCCGATAGACCCCGTCGTTCCGAATGCGCTGTTACAAGCAGTAATAAGTATCTCGCCTGAGAAGTCATTGCTTGTGCCCAACGAACTGTCTAGCGCAGTCAGTGTTTGTGCCCCAGATGCAGAGAACGCCTTGCTGTAAATCAGCTTGGGTGCAGTGTAGTTCGTCTGGATAAAGCCGTTATCAAACGCCCTCGCCCCTGAGTTTTGCATCAGCGGATCTTCGAGAACTAACTTAGCGCCTTGACCTGTAGCGATGAAGTCATAAGTGCCAGCAATGCCAGTAGAAAAGGATACAGGCTGCTTCTGAACAACAAAGTTTGTAGTAATGTCGGCTGCTTTAACGTGAGTGTGGTTTGCAAAACCGTTGTTCTGCTTGTTGTTACCACCACAGGTATTGCCTATACCAGAAACCCAGTTAGCTTCATAACTAGACCCAGACTCAAAAAAGAATCCTGACCGGGCATTGAACTCAGCACCGTTAGAAACAAACGACACACCACGATTGCCTAGTATGTGGTAGCCGTATCGGTTCTCATCCGCCGCGTTAGAGATGTAAGACGAGTAAACATTAAAGTCGCTCTTAAACCCTGCGTATGAGTAGAACTTCGTTGTTATCTTGTAGACGTGCCCAGCGGTAGCGCCAGACGTTAAGGTAATAGTGCCGCCAGACGCGCCCAAGGTAGTCACGTTGTAATCAGCGCCCTGCACCAACGGTGTGTCTAATGCCGGATTCAGCGTAGAGTTATAGACAGTAATGTCGCCATTCGCTGTAGTTGGGAACGTATAAGCGAAGACAGTCTGACCACCAGTAGCGGTGATTGTATCCGTCACATCACTAGGCGTACCGTTCAACCTGCCGTAGTTGTTGTCCAGCGTCCATGACGTGTGGATCTCGAAGTTATGATAGAACCCGTTTTGCGCGTTCTCCTCCGAGTTGCAGCCCGATACCTTGCCTAAGTAGGATCGCTCAAACGCAAAGCCGTCAGTGCCGCTAGACTTCACCTGCACCTTGTCAAAGCTATTACGGTTGGAAGCAAACGAGTTGCCAACAGACTCTATGTTGATGCCAGATGTTGTAGCGTTTAATACCGTCAGGTCAGAGATGTTGTTGAAGATACCCTTAACCAACTCAATGCCCGGCCCTGATGTAGCCGCAGCGGTGTCGATGACAGTGCTCTGCCGCCCCGCTCCCTTCAGGGTGATGTTGTCTACGTTGTACGTTTGACCGCTGTTGTTGACTTCTACAGTGGCACTAGTCTTAAACACACCGCGAGGGAGGTTCAGGGTATTACCAGTGCTTACCTCGTCACCGTAGGTAGACGTGATAGATGCCTGTATAGCAGTGGTGTCATCCGTACTGCCGTCACCAGTTGCACCGTAGTCAACGACGTTTTTCGTTGATCCAGATACAAGCCGGTTGTGTGCTTTTGTTAAAGCCATTTTACGCTCCTAATTCTGGACGAGTGCTTGGGAAGTTTGACGTGCTAGGCCAATCCCGTAACGCGGTTCTGTACGTCATGTACGCTGCTCGTTGCGGATGGTCAGACAGAGGTACGATGTAGTCTGTAGCCTCTAGCTCTCCATCACGCCACATCCTTGCGGCTTCTTCCGCCGTAGGAGTTGCGGGTGTAGGGGCTACCCACACTTCATAGTGGTCAAAGTTAGCCTCAACGAAGTCAGCGTCAGCAATGATGGTATTTGTGATGTTACCGTCAGCATCTTTAATATTGTATTTCACTTAAATCTCCTTACGGTATGTACTGGATGACAACAATACCTTCGCCGCCACGCCCAGATCGAACATAAGTGTTTGAGGTTGGATTTCTAGCGCCACCACCACCACCGCCAATGCCTCCATGACCCCCCGTTGTAGACGTAACTAATCCTGAACCAGTCTGGGTCTGAGACGCAGATCCTCCGCCAGCTAGCGGCCCTCCGTTAATACGCATATCAGAAAAAGTTGTGGTTGCATAATTATAACTTATACCAATACCACCAATCCCACCCGCCAACTGTCCTAATGTTGAAGACCAAAAATCTCCTACAACGTCACAATCTCCACCATAAATGTTCATGTCAGTTGCAGTTTGTCCACCTGTGTTCCCTGTGCCTGTTATCCCTACAGCGCCGCCACCCTTGCCTTTGACACTGCCACCGCCAGTATTATTTACGTCGCCATTCGCGGCGGTGCCACCAGAAACGGCACCTGTACCTGCTTCCCCACCGACGCCTCCATTAGCTGTTAATGTGCTGGATAAACCAGTTCCAGCAACAGTGCTATTGCCTCCATTATTACCCGCAGTTTCACCTGTAACCTGCGCTCCACCAGCGCCAACGACTACTGTAAAAGATCCAGAGGTTGTAACGGCTAAAGAGTTTTTTCTACAGTAACCCCCAGCACCCCCACCACTTACGCTCGCAGTATTACCACTAGAGCCACTACCGCCAGCGCCAATGACGTGGATCATTATGTTGCCGTCTTGAGGCGGAACCCAAGTCTGTGACTTACTTAAAAAGATTGTAGGGAATGACGCAGAGCCACCACCACCGCTAATAAAATCTGTAAAGTTGCTCATGACATTACCCACCCTTGAGTTGCATCTGTGTATATGAATTGTATGGAGAGATACGCCGCGTTCATTGTGAAGTCAGACGCACTGCTCATTATCTTCGACCCGTTACGTCCTACCACCGTATTAGTGAAGTTACCTACCGTAATCAGGACTCGTTGACCTATAGTCGGTGAGGCGGGGAGTGTGATAGTTCGCCCAGCGGCACTAACGTAAACGTGCGTGTTAACCGTAGCCGTCATAGACGCTGCTGTAACTGTGGTAGTGATACCCACCGATACAGGCACGGAGGCTAGGTTAAGCGTCACATCACCTTGAGTGCCACCGCCCGACAACCCTGTACCAGCAACGACTGCTGTGATGTCACCTATTACGTCGGAGTTTCGTATGAACTTACGCACCTCGATAGCTGCGTTGAACGGTGGTGCCTCAGAGAATGTAACCACCAGACCAGACAGCGTGTACGAACTAATGGCCTGCATGATTCCGTCGATGGTTATCTGCAACAATCTGCCTGTTACCGGCGCAGTGCTTAGGGTGAACGCTGTTGTAGTGCCGTCACCCGTGAACGTGTCTTCAGTCAGGATCGTTACTTCTTGAGCCTTCAGGTAATCAACAGCCTCAACAGCACCCGTAGAGTCAAAGCCTAGAAGCCTGTGAGAGCGCCCAGATGCTACTGGTAGCTCCATGTTGATTGAACTCAGATCAGTGACCGGCTTTTTAACAGAGCGAGAATCGCTTGTAGCGTTCTGCTGGATAGCCAACCACAATCGGTCGAAGTCTTCGTTAACCTCCGAAGCTAGGAAGTCACCGCTGTTCTGGTAGTCGGTGGTACGGTTTAGCGCCATGTCTCTATAGATGGTGATAACGTCACCGGCAGTAGCGCCAACAGCAAGCGTGATATTTCCACCGTTGTCATTCCCCACACCCGACACGGTGTAGTTAGAACCCTCTGATAGAGTCGTGCTGTTCTTTAGTACAACGAGGTCATCCTTGTCATACACCTCAAACGTGTACGCAAAGACAGTCTGCCCTGCTGTAGCAGTGTATTGGTTACGAGCAGTCGTATTCGTTACCGTCATAGGTCACCTATTTCTTTTTCGACTTTATCAAGTCCGTTGCGGATAAATGTTAAGTTCTGTCCCGGCAAGAGCCGCCGCAACGCTCTTGTGTCTGATTCCGTCCAATCATCCTCACCTAACCCAGCGTTTGCCACTCTAGCAACAAGGTCGATTCCTGACCCAAATGTTGGCCCCATAAGGCCATCCGCTATGCTTCTTGAGGCAAATCTGGCTGCGGGCAAATCAGCACCAAGGAGAGGTCTTAACCCAAAGTTATTGGAAGAAATCTTCTCCATTGTATTGTTGATTTCCATTATACCGCCTAATGCGCCTGACCTATCTATTCCTTCAATAACTAACGCGATTGGATCGTCTGTTATCTCCCTGCCCGCATCCTTTTGCTTGAATGCGTAGGACATCATTCCTAGCGTGGTGAGCATCAAGACACCACCCAAAGCGTTGTGGTCTTGTCCTTGCAGCGCGGCAATCGTCATCCGCTGCGTTGATGCAAACATGAACGACCGGAACTGGAGAATTGTTTTGCCCATTGGGGTAGACATAAACAAAGGCTTCTCTTGCCCCGGAACCACAATTACCCGATCAGATTCTTTCCTTAGGGCAGCGCCCCAAATCTGCTCAAGCTCTGGGTTGTCCCAGTTCTTAGCGTTAGACAGCCACACGCCATCAACCTTCTCTGCGTACTTCTTTAACTGTTCAGCAATAGCACTAGCGTTGCCGTCATCAATGCCTAGTCGGGACAACCTCTTGTCAACCTTGCCTTTTAACAAACCATCAACGACAGAGTTCTGCATGGTCACTACATGGAGTTGCTTGACGGCAGTAGTCCAGTAGTCCATCAGGTTGATTCGACCAAAGTTGTCCGTTAGCGATTGCACCCCGCGCTCAAACTTTGTGCCGCCTTTAGTGTAGTCAGAAATGTCAGAGATAATCTGTGACCGGCCACCCATCAACGCATCAACACCTATGCCGTATCGCTTACCTTCGGCAGCAGACACTTGAAAGGTTTTAAGGTTTTTAGCGAGAGGAACCAAGCCTTTAGAAAAGGTCTTACCTATTCCTTCAGCCATAAATATACGGGCTACATCAGGAACCGATGAGGCAACAACGCCACCCATAAGCCTCAAGTAGTTTAGGTTTCTAGCCACCCGACCAGCTCTATGGAATATGTTATCGGGGTCTTCCATTGCATACACGCCGCGCATCCGATCCCGCATCCCAGCTATATCTTCAATATCGCTATTCTTGGCCTTCTCTAAAAGAGCTTTTTCGCGTTTAGTTTTAGCCATCTTCATGGCATCGCTATACCACTTCTCAATCTTGCCTATCTCTTGACTAAGCTCGATGTCATCGTCAGGAAACTGTCTTTTAATCTCAATGTCTGGCGCAATTTGGCGCAGATAGATCCGCCCTAAGTCTTCAATGTTGTTTTCCAAGAAGTCTTCAACAAGGTTGTCGGGTATCTGAAAAGTCCTAGAGCGGAGAGGGCCGCGCATTGGCGTACCGTTTAGTTTGTTACCGCTAGAGCCTTCGCCAATCTTCCAGTCATACGGAAGCCTTCCGTCTGGAGAACCTTTAATCCTTTGGGCAATCTGCCGGGCGATGTCCTCATACTCCATGTCCTCAAGGTCTAGCTGCTCCTTGAAGTCGGACTTTTCGATAATTGCTTGAAGCCTAGTTTTTTCTGCGCCGGTGGCGGACTCTACATCAAGCCTCGCCCTTTCTGCTTCTGCCCTTAGCTCAATGTCTTTGTCTTTCAGCCACTTACTAACAACAGACAAGAACTCATCATAATTAGCTACAATTTTGTCTTTGTTCCATCGTCTATTTAGATAGCCAACAGCCGTTGTTACATCAACGTCCTCGGGCAACAGCCCAACCTCAATGGCCTCGTTCTTTAGGGGATCGTATAAATTTGACCTCCAAGACCTAGCAGACTCTAGCGCCTCGGGTATGTCAGACGCATCGTTACGCAAAGCCCTTGCGACGGCTTCATTGAACTTTATCCTACTCAGATTTCCGCCAGCTTTTTTGTACGCTCTAAACTGGTCTAAGTGGTTAGCGAGGGCAGTGTTGTAACGGCCATCTTTTATCTTGATTCGAGACTCTACGGCTGTAACCCCACCCCTATCC